TGGCTGATCACTGCTTCCTGTTACAACACCTCCGGTGCTGAAACGTGCATTTGTAACCTGTATCTTGGCTGTTCCTGTGCCAATTTTTCTTTTTTGTATCGGGCGTCCCATTGTTTTCTCCTTGTGACGTTCTAGGTCTACGCGGCGGGTTACCGCATAAGTCCACCACCTCGGCGGCACACTCTTAGACAAAAGTATTTATCTATAATTTTGATACTTTAGGCATAAAAAAAGGGCCCTAAGGGCCCTTTTATTGTTTAACTTAATATAAAATATTAAGCGAAACGAAGGTTTGAGCTTGTTACAGCTACTTTACCTAAGTAGTCAGCAGCGTTACCAAGAGATGACGCTGTGTTAGTTAGTTCTACATAACCGTATCTGGTCATGAAGCTAACTACTGGCTCGAAGGTAGAAGGATCAAGAACAACACCGCTTGACATCAATGGGATGTATGGGCAGTAGAACGCAGGTGCGTCTGATTCTGATGTACCTTTATAACCAACAAGTACGTCATCGCTAGTAGCATAGCCATTAACGTACACACGCATTGCTGAGTTAAGAGTACCAACAAACTTAGTGTTAGTTGGAGCTTCAAAAGTACCTTCTGTAGTACGAGCAAATGCTGAAGTTGTAGCTGACTGAAGTAGTGTTAACACTGTTGGTGAAACAACAGCATAGTTACCAGCACCACGACGTGTACGCTGTGCAATCAAGTTAGCAACACGGTTGATTTGAACAGCTAGTGCAGCGTGCTCGTCACCAACGAATGTAGCAGTACCCGATACAGCAGCCTGATCATATGTCAATGCGGCTGTTCCAGCAAGTGTGCTTAGTGAAGCAAGAACTTCTTGATCAATTTCAGCAGTAATTTCTTGAGCAAGAGCAGCCATAATTTCTGCTTCTACATCAATACCTTGCTGAGCTTGTGCATCCTGTGCTGATTCGAAAGTCCAGCGAGCTGATAACTTACGAGTTTTAGCTTCTACAGTTTGCTTCAAGATTTGAATTGACATTCTGTTACCAGCAGTACCTTCTAAAGCGGCTGTGCTAGCTGCTTTGTCGTCTGCGGCACCTGAATAGCCTTCAGCAATCTTGAATGGTGAAAGTGCTTCTTCACCTGCTACTGTGTCAGTACCAGCTGTGCTATCAAAAGCATCAGCATAACGAACACGTAGTGTGTGGATTTGACCCACTGGACCAGTCATTGGCTGTACACCAACCAATTCATTTGCAATGACCGTAGGCATTACACGTCTGATCACTGGGAGGATCACACGATTTAGTGTTGCAACGTTACCGGCGGAAGTAGCACCAGCTGTAGCTGACTCTGCGAGATACTTGCGAGTGTTCTCTAGAGTCGCTTCCATAACTGAACGCTTGTTACCATTCAGGCCTTCTAAAAGTGCGCCTTTGGTTTCCGACCAGCGTGACTCGAGTAATTGTGACATTATAGTTCTCCTATTATAGTCCCGCAAGCCTGCGGATGTCAAAAATTTCTGCACCTTTGCTTTCGGTGCTAGCTGTTTGTGCCTGTTGTTTATTGCCTGTAACTTCTTTCGCCTCTGTTAATGCTTTTTTAGCAGGTCTTCCTCCGTCCATAACGGCTGGAAGGTACTTGTCAAAAGCTTTTTGTAGTTTGTCAGTTTGAACTGATTCAAGTAGTTCTGTCATTACTTCACGCTTGTCTTTTCCAAGCGGTCCTAATAACTCACCCATTACTTCTGCACGTTTCTGTGATTCTGTAATTCTCTTGATGTCATTCTCACGACTTTCTACTTCTTGTTTAGCTTCTGCAACGATCTGTGCGGCTTCTTCGAGTTCTTGTTGCTTTTTAGCAACTACTTTCAGAAGTTTTGCAGTTTCACTCTTTTCATTAAGGTGACTTGTTGCATACTCGCTCGCAAAACTTTCAAAAATTCTACGACCAAAGTCATTTTGTCTTGCAGTTTCAATGTCTTCTTTCAGTTGTGTCATTTCTGTACGCAATCCATTAGTGATTGTGTTTTCAACAACTTTAACTGAACGCTTTAGGAATTCTTTCTTAACTGATTCAAACTTTTCTTTGCTTTCTTTAACTAAGCGTACCTTAGTTTCAGCTAGGTCTTGTTTGTCAGCGTGGAACTCTGCTATTTCTTTAGCAAGTGTATCCACAATAAAAGATTCTAATTTAGCTACATTGTTTGCAACTGCTTGACGATCTTCGTGTAGCTCAGCAAGTTCTTTTTTCAAATTTTGAAGTACAAACGATTCCATTGTGACGGCATCATTTTTCATTTTTTGAATATAACTTGCACGAGCCTCAATTAAACCTTGGCGATCTTCTGCGAATTCACCTAGCTCTGCTTGTAAGCGGTCTGCTAGCATTTCTTCTACAGCTTCTACCATAGCGGTTTTATCATGCTCATATTTTTGAGCAAACTCTTCACGAAGTTCTTGAGTGACTAGTTCGCGATTTTCTTGAATCTTGCTTTGCCAAGCTGACTCAATTTCCGATTTCATCTCTTCGGAAATCACATCATTTTCTAACAATTGTTGTACAAAATCTTGCATGTGATTCTCCTTATTTGAGTCCTGAGATGATATTTCTCAGACTCTCTGCAATGTATTGTTGTGCCTTTGGATCGCCTTTCACTTCATTTGAAGTTAAAATTGCCTTGTATCCACCTGTTTGATTCATTAGGTGTTCGTAAACTGGTGTAGGGTATGCTCCTGGAGCAGATGGTTGGGCAACAATGTCTACAGTAATAATTTCAAAACCGTGTACATTACCGTCACCGTCGACTTCTCCGCTTCCACGTGAGCTTACTCCTAGTTTTACCCCCGACTCGAGCATGGTTTGTATTAATTGTCCCATTGGAGTTGGAAGAATTTTAAGTTTTCCGTAGCCATTTGGACCGTCCATCCACATTTTAGTAATCATATGACTAACACGGTCCAAATTGATCTTTAAATCCTCAGGATGATCTACTTCCCCACAAACTGAATATCCGCCAGCGATCTGTTCATTGAGCGTCTCAACAGCCCTGCCGATTTCTTTAGAAGAATATACACGTTGGTTTTGATTTCGGATATTACCCTGAATACAAATACCATTCATGTAAAGCGACTTACCTTCGCCTTCCTCTCGCTCCAAGACAATCTTTGCCTGGTCAAAACTCAAATGTTCTGCGAGAACGTTTCTCACCATCTACTCCTTAAGATCTTTTGCCACGGAAAAGACTGTCGGTGTTGTCAGCTCCGCTTTCGCTTGATGCTGCTCCACCTGATTCTTTTGACATGCTCTTAGAAGCTTTTCCGCCAGGCACGTTTACGTTACCCATGTTTTCTTCTTTTGGCTTGTCTGCTGTACGACCTTTTTCATCTGTTTTATCGCTTAAGATGTTTGCAGTTGTACCGCCCATATCGTTTTTCATATTATCAACAACAGACTTAGTGTTTACATTACTAACGGAAGTACCGTGACTTGTGCCAGCAACACCTTTACCTTCGTCGCCGCCTTTGGCGTTTTCATAAGCACCGATCTTTTCAACGTATTCACGGACTGTAGCAAGTTCAGCGTCGAAATCATCTTTCATTTCTTCGTCGTCTTCCATATCGCCCATTTCTTCGTCATCGCCCATTTCTTCGTCGCCCTTAAGCTCGTCGAATTTGGCTTGAAGTTCGTCAACAATGCTTTCTAAATCTTGGAATAATTCTTCAGTGTCTTCGTCACCTTCGTTGTCCATATCCATTTCGTCGTCAGTCTCGATGTCGCCAACTAAGTCATCTGTTTCGTCACCACCCATCATATCGTCTTCATCGTCGTCGGCTTCGATAACATCATCGTCAAACAAATCTTCTGAAACTTCATCGTCTTCATCGTCTTCTACAGACTCTTCAACGTCGTCTTCTTCGTCTTTGTCTTCTTCGTCATCCATTTCTTCTTCAATGAGTGACTCATAAATTTCACGAGATTTTGCTACTACATACTCGTGGAATAATTCTTCTGCTTTGTCTTGTTCGTCATTAACAAGATGCTCGAGCATTTGTTCTAGTGTTTCTTTTTGTGCCATAATATATTCTCCTATTACTGGTAAGGCTGTCACTATTATTTACATTATAGTTAGAAAACCACCTTTAAATGGTAGTTTTTTGAGTCATTTGGTTTGTATATATAGTAGTTCCGAAGATTTTACCCAGGTCCTGGTAGGTGATATGCTTTAAATTTTGGAGTTGTGGACCTAATTTGTCAGGGATAAACGCATCTGGTTCGATAACCCTATAAAAATTAGTCTTTTTAAATTCTTTAATGGTTTTTTCAGTTTGATTCAGCCAGTTTCCGAAAAATGTAGCAGAATCTGAAGATTTTTTATAGTTGAATGTGTCGGCATACACATTGTTAAACTTTCCATTATTTCCTTGAAAATCAAACCCAAAGAAATAAATGTCTTTGTGTCCGTTACTGGCAGAAAAATGCAATGCTGTTGGTCCGCTACTCCAACCTTTGTGCGGCGAAAATAAATTTATTCCTCGTTTTGTAGTTAAACCTTTGTTTGGATTTGTCCAAACTTGATGGTTTTTATGATATCCGCTGGCTATTATTTCGTTTACCATTTTAACATCTACAGCAATTAAGTAATGAGGATCAACTTCACGGTATTGAGCATTGCATCCGTATACGGTTCCAATTTCTAGGAAAGAAGAGATATCGACATTCAGCCTACTTTTGCCATTGCCGAATATAAATGCAGGATCTTTGTTTTTATTCTTGTGGTGCTTCAACTGGGTTACCATACATCTGTTTAATAAACTCCAGTTCTGATTCTTTTTCTGCTTCGTGTGCTTCGCTCTGTAAACGCATCTGATTGATTTGTTTGAGAGTTAAACGAATTTTTCTAGTGTCAGAACGCTTGAGAACAGAGCTGTCACGCTTGTTATCGTATCTTCGATCAGTTGCGAAATCATTCACATCACTGTTAAAATATAAAAATTCATTTAAAAGCATACTAGTATTTATGCTGGAGGTTCTTCTACTGGTGCTTCTCCGCCTGCTTCTGCTGGCGGTGCTTCTCCTTCTGGAGCGGGTGCTTCCATTCCTTCTGGGGCTTCTGCATCAATTGCTCCGGCTTCTTCAGCCATTCCGCCTGCTGTGATTCCTGCTGATCGCATTTCTCCAGCGGCATCTGGCGGTGGAGTTAGATTATTTCCATTTTCTTCTTTCCATAATCTTTCATTTTCTGCGATCTCTTCTGGAGTTAGCCCTAAGAAACGCTTCATAGCAAATCGTTTTGACAGATATGGAACTTGAGAGATAGCTCCGTATAGATTTGCACGGGTTGTGTCAAGTTCGGCCTGGCGGTATGCGGCAAAATTCTGTGGTGGGTTGAACTTTAATTCAAACAAACTAGGATCAATGTTATATCCACTAGAATGCAACCAAAGTTTAAACTCTTCATCGAGTGGTTCAATCAACATACTCTGTAATCTCTTACAGTATTCGTTGAATCTCAATTCTTGAATATATGCTGTGCCTACCTTTCCATCCGCAACAGTGTTAGGCTGTTCGTCGATTGCTGTAGGCAAATAACTTGCAGGAATACGTAGAGCACGGAATAATTTGTTTGTGAAGTACCTTAGGTCTGTAATTTCACCAAGGTTGGTGCCGCCTGGAAGTGTTTCTACTTTAGAACCACGACCTTCTGCTGTTTGTGGAAAGAAATAATCTTCGTTTGTTGAAAGAGGATTGTAGCTAGCATCAACTATTGAATTGCCGCCGCCGGTGCTGCTTGGAATTCTGCGCTGTTGAATTTCGTTTTTCACCCTTTCGACAAAGCTCATTGCCATATGTGCTGGCATATTACCAACATCTACGTAAAAGATACGCCTTTCTGGAGCTCTCTGAATGCGATATATAATAATTGCGTCTTCTAAAAGCTCTTTTTGCTTGTAAACTTTAAAAACTGACTCTAAAAGAGAATTACCAAACGGATAATTGTTATCTAATCCTTCGGAAATCGAAATGTGCAATACGTGTGCCGCATCAACTGTGGTTTCATCCTGTTCAGTCTGAAATCTTGTGCCGGGTGATCTGGCTGCATCGCCTACGTATCCTCTTCCGAATCCGCCTCCCGACGTATAGGAGCTCGTTCCGCTGGGCTGTGTGTTCTGTGTGCCGTGGGGTGTGGTGGCTAACATTTCTTTAAAGTTAAAATTAATGTCTTTGATAACATACTGTTCAGGAATTTTGCCTTCACTTTCATTTACAATAATTTTACTGACTTTAGCGGCATCAACAAACAGTAATTTTTTAGTTTCTGGATCTCTCACAAAAAACGTATCACCGTATTTGAAAGCGTTTCTCACAACACGGAAAATTCTATTTTCTAATTTTTGTATTTTTACCCATTTCTGAAGTGCTTCTTTTAACAGTTTGGTTTCTGTGTTAGTCGGTTGACCTCTAAAAAAGAATTGGAAAGGTGTTGCATTTTCTGAATCTTTCTGTGTGCAGAATTCAGCAAGAATATCCAGTGCGGCATTAACTTCTGAATCCATATCCATTGTGTCATACTGAATATAGCGTTCTGTTCTATTGGGAGAGCCCGCATACACATCCGGTAGGTAAGAACTGTAATTGGATCTAGCTGGTCCGGGTCTTCCACCGTTGCCTATTGGACTGTACGATCCGTTCTGATTATCTGTGTTTACCGGAGTAAAATACTTTTTCCAACTCATTGTGTTTCTCTGTTATACTGACTGGAATAAATCGCCAGTCATTCCTCTTACCGCTCTTAGTTGTTGTTCTGTTAAGCTGTTATTCGTTGCCATTAATTTAATTAATGT